GTTCGGTGGACTTAGAGAACGGTTCTCGTGTGGTTGCTTCATCCACATCTTCAAGTGCGGTTCGTGGTGGTTCATACAATATGTTGTTCCTAGACGAATTTGCATTCGTTCCACAGAATGTTGCAGAAGACTTCTTTAGTTCTGTATATCCTACAATCTCATCTGGTAAGTCTACCAAAGTTGTTATCGTATCAACTCCTAACGGTATGAATATGTTCTATAAGTTATGGACTGATGCAGAGAACAAACGTAACTCTTACAATATCGTAGATGTTCACTGGAGTCAAGTTCCAGGCCGAGATGAGAAATGGAAAATAGAAACCATTGCAAATACCTCAGAGGAACAGTTCCAAAGAGAATTTGAGTGTGAGTTCTTAGGTTCTGCAAATACTCTAATCCATCCAGCAAAGATTAAAACCATGGCATTTAAAGACCCTGTTAAGTCTAATGCTGGACTAGACGTATATGTGAAACCACAGAAAGACCATCAATATTCAATTGTGTGTGACGTTGCAAGAGGAACTCAGAACGATTACTCTGCATTCATTGTGTTTGACATTACATCTGTTCCATATAAAATTGTTGCGAAATATCGTAATAACGAAATTAAACCACTATTATATCCTAACATTATCTACGATGTTGCAAATGCATATAACATGGCATATGTTCTTATTGAGGTAAATGATATTGGTGAACAAGTTGCGTCTGCAATGCAGTTCGACTTGGAATACGAAAACCTTATCATGGCGTCCATGAGAGGACGGGCAGGACAGGTTCTAGGGGGTGGTTTCTCTGGTGGTAAGGCACAACTAGGTGTTAGAACCACTAAAGCAGTGAAGAAACTTGGTTGTTCTAATCTTAAACAGATTATTGAAACAGACAAGTTAATTATACAAGATTACGACTTGATTAATGAGTTTTCGACATTCATTCTCAAAGGACAGACGTTTGAGGCAGAAGACGGACACTCAGATGACCTTGCAATGTGTTGTGTATTGTTTGCTTGGATGGTTCAACAGACATACTTTAAAGAGTTGACAGATGATGATATTCGTGCTAGAATGTTTGCAGAACAACAGAACCAACTAGAACAGGACATGGCTCCATTTGGATTTATGGACAATGGACTAGATGACCCATATGGAGAAACTGTTATTGATGAATACGGAACTCGTTGGAGTCCAGTAGTTCGTGGACACGAATCCGATTGGTAGAAAACACCAAACACCTACATAATATCAATAATATCGTTTTCTAACTTGAGGTAACAGTTTGCACAGACAACCTTTGAATCATCAATAAGTTTATTGACTTCGGTTCTAGATTGTTCGTTTAACCCTTTTCTTTTAGTTAGTTTACGAACCTCACTTTCGTGAGGATAAAATTGGAGGCAGGCAGTTTCAGATTCTCCACAATAACTACAGAACTTATCAGAGAGATATTCATTAACCCATATCTTTCTTTTTCTGTAATTACGTTGAGAAACCTTCTTTATGGTATCTTTGTATTTCTGATAAAACTCCGACATAAAACTATTTATGTGTTGCCAAACCTATAAAAACCAATCTGAAGAGTTGGTATTTTATAAATATAAGTGTAAATTTGAGGAAAACCTTAGATTATTGAATCCATAAAGGAGAATAAGAGATGGCATTTCAAGTATCCCCTGGCGTTCTCGTCAAAGAGATTGACTTGACTAATGTTGTTCCTGCTGTTGCTACTTCTATTGGTGCGATTGCTGGTGCTTTTGAAAAAGGCCCCATGAATACAATCGTTCCAATTGGTTCAGAAGCAGAACTAGTCGAGACTTTTGGTAAACCTAACTCAAGTAACTTTGAGATGTGGTTTACTGCCGCTAACTTTTTGCAATACGGTAATGCATTGCGTGTTGTTCGTGCCGAAACTGGTGCGAGAAACGCTATTGCAAACGGTGGTTCATCCCTTCTGTCTGGAACAGGTGACGGTTCAACAACTGACTTCACATTGAGTCAGTCTGTATCTGATGCAAGTCTACTTAACGTGACTGTTGACGGAACTGTTTCTACTGCTTTCACAGTAACAGGAACTACTATTTCATTCACAACTGCACCAGCTAGTGCTGCTGTAATTGTTGTAAAACTTGGTGTTAGAATTACTAATGACACCTACTATGACGATAACTATGCAGATGGTTCTGGTTCATTTGGTAACTGGGCATCTAAGTATCCAGGCGCATGGGGTAACTCTATCGGAGTTTCAATCTGTGCTTCTGCAAACGCATATGAAGAGACTGTAACTTCACTGGTTAATGAACCAAGTGGAACAACTGCTGGTGATACCACAATTGACGTTGATGACGGAACAGAGTTCCAAGTCGGTGACATTGTGTATTTCCAAGAAGCAGATGGTTCACAGTATGAAGTTACTGGAATTTCAACAAACACATTGACAATTCGTCAACTGGACAATCCAAACGGTGGTGGTCTGAAAACTGCAATCGCTGACGATGCTGCAATTCGCAGACGTTGGAGATTCTATGACTTGTTCGATGCTGCTCCAGGCACCTCAAACTGGGCAAAATCTCAAGGACTGGCAACTGCTGCTGACGAACTCCACATTGTAGTATATGACACAACTGGTGAAATCACTGGTTATGACATTGATGTTGCTGGAAACAGAACACTTGCTGCAATTGAAACATTCGCATTCCAATCTAAACATCCGAATGCAAAGAATGGTTCTGGAACTACAATCTACTATCCAACATCTGTAAACAGAGGTTCTTCTTACATTTGGTGGACAGACCATGATACAACTGGAACAGATTGGGGAACTAACCTCACATCTGCTGGTGCTGATACAACTTTCGTTGCTCAAGACCTTCCAATTGTTGATACACTGTCTATCGGTGCTGATGACCTTGCACCTACAGTTGGTGAACTTGACCTTGCATATGACCACTTCTCAGATACCGAAACGGTTGATGTGAACTTGGTAATGTCAGGGCCTTCTCCTGCTGGAACAGATGGTATCACACATGCAACAGCTATGATTGACCTTGCTGAGTTCAGAAAAGATATCGTAGTATTCATCTCACCTAGACGTGCAGATGTTGTTGGTGTTACTTCTGGTGCAACACAGACAACTAACGTAAAAGGTTTCTTTGATAACCTTGCAAGTTCGTCTTATGCAGTGTTCGATTCTGGATACAAATACATGTATGACAAGTATAACGATGTTTACCGTTATGTCCCATTGAATGGTGACATGGCAGGACTTGCCGCAAATACTGACAACGTTGCTGACCCTTGGTTCTCACCTGCTGGTTACAATCGTGGACAGGTTCGTGGTGCAGTTAAACTTGCATTCAATCCAACCAAGGCACAGAGAGATATTCTTTATCCTGCTCGTATCAACCCTGTTGTTACATTCCCAGGCCAAGGAACAGTCCTCTTCGGTGATAAGACTGCATTGTCTAGACCTTCTGCCTTCGACAGAATCAATGTTCGTAGACTGTTCATCGTTCTTGAAAAAGCGATTGCAACTGCTGCTAAGTTCCAACTGTTTGAGTTTAACGATGAGTTTACTCGTGCTCAGTTCAGAAACTTGGTAGAACCGTTCCTTCGTGACGTTCAAGGAAGACGTGGTATTACTGACTTCTCTGTTGTTGCAGATGAGACAAATAACACAGGTGAAGTAATTGATAGAAATGAGTTTGTTGCAGACATCTACATCAAACCTGCTCGTTCAATCAACTTCATTACACTAAACTTCATTGCTGTTAGAACTGGTGTTTCTTTCAGTGAGATTGGCGGATAAGGAGATAAAAGATGGCTAGTATTGACGATTTTAAATCAAACCTTATCGGTGGTGGTGCTCGTGCCAACCAATATCGTGTAATTATGACAACTCCCCCAGCGATTGCTACTGGATTGGACATTAATCGTGCTTCATTCCTATGTAAAGCAACTTCGTTGCCAGGGCAGACAATTGCAGAAGTTCCTATGCAGTTCAGAGGAAGAACTCTATACCTTGCTGGTGATAGAGAATTTGAAACATGGACAACTACTGTAATTAATGATACGGACTTTATGGTTCGTAATGCGATTGAACGTTGGATGAATGGTATTAATGACTTGGACGAAAATACAGGACTTGTCAACGTATCCGACTACACTGCTGATATTACAGTAGAACAATTGGATAGGGATGATAACATTCTTAAACAATACACAATGAGAAGTGTGTGGCCGACTGCTATTACAGCAATCGAACTATCATACGATACCGCAAACGAAATCGAAACTTTTGACGTGACATGGAGATACACTTCATTTACGTCTCCAACAATCTAAGGTTTTACAAACCTACTAAATAGTAGGGTAAAACTAGGAGACTTATAGTATGGCGGAACTTTTTGGTTTCAGAATTACAAGAGCGAATCAGAGTAAGGGCAGTGATGCATTCACTGCCCCCTCTACTGATGACGGCACACTTGACGTAGTTTCTGGTGGAGGACACTATGCCTCCATTCTTGACTTGGACGGACGTGACCGTAATGACCTTGACCTAATTCGTAGATATCGTGATATTGCACAACAACCCGAATGTGATAGTGCAATTGAAGACATTGTTAATGAAGCAATTGTCTCTGATGAAAGAGACACAAGTGTATCAGTATCACTTGACCGTTTAGACGTATCACCCAAAATTAAATCTAAAATTCGTGAAGAGTTTAATGAAGTCCTAAGACTAATGGATTTCAATCAAAAAGGACACGACATTTTTAGACGTTGGTATGTTGACGGTAGATTATACTATCACAAAATCATTGACCCCAAACAACCTCGCAAGGGACTGAAAGAAGTAAGATACATTGACCCTCGCAAGATTAAGAAGGTTCGTGAGAACAAAAAAGAATTAGAAACAAAAACTGGTGTAGATGTTGTAAAGGCTGTAGAAGAATACTACCTTTTCAATGACAAAGGTTTTGATTCATCTACTGGTTCAACCAGTGGACTTAAAATTACAAATGATTCTATCACCTATTGTCCATCTGGTTTGGTGGACATGCATAAAGGAACAGTCCTTTCTCATTTAAACAAAGCAATTAAACCAGTAAACCAATTGCGTATGATTGAAGATGCATTGGTTATCTATCGTATTTCTCGTGCTCCCGAAAGACGTATCTTTTACATTGACGTGGGTAACCTTCCAAAAGTAAAAGCAGAATCTTATCTGAAAGACGTGATGAATCGTTATCGAAACAAACTGGTATACGATGCAAGAACTGGTGAGATTCGGGATGACAGAAATCACATGTCTATGTTGGAAGATTTCTGGTTGCCTCGTAGAGAAGGTGGTAGAGGAACAGAGATTACTACTCTGCCTGGCGGCTCTAACTTGGGAGAGATTGATGATATCACTTACTTCCAAAAGAAACTTTACCGTTCTTTGAATGTCCCTGTATCTAGACTTGCAGAAGAAACTGGATTCTCTATTGGACGTTCAGATAACATTACTCGTGACGAATTGAAGTTCACAAAGTTTGTTCAGAGACTTCGTAAGAAGTTCTCTATTCTGTTTGCAGATATGCTCAAGACACAGTTGGTGTTGAAGGGTGTTATCGCAGTTGAAGAGTGGGATATGTTTAAAGAACATATTCAATTCGACTTCCTACAGGATGGACACTTTACAGAGTTGAAGAATGCAGAGATTCTAAGAGAAAGACTTGACATGTTGGGACAAATTGAGTCTTATGTTGGACAGTATTTCTCTAAAGAATATGTCAGAAAACACGTTCTCAGAATGTCCGATGAGGAGATTGAAGAGATTGAGAACCAAATTAAAGATGAAAGTGGTGGTGACATGGGTGGAGATGACGATGGTATGTTTGCTCATAATGACCCCACAAAAGGAGATAAATAATGGATAACGTAAGAAACTTCGTTGACGCAATTGCATCTAGTGATAATTTGGATGCAGAAGCACATTTCAACCAAGCACTATCTGTAAAAGTCGGAAGTGCATTGGAAACTAAAAGACAGGAAGTTGCAAACTCACTTGTAACTGGTCATGTCCCACAGGATAAAGAAGATAGTGACTAAATCATTTTCAAAATTCCAACAGGAACTTCCAGAGAAAGATGAGCACAAAATGTCTAGGGAGTATAAGAAGTTATCTCCCAAGATGAAAGATGCTGTTGATGCAATTTTCAAGGAAATGGAAGACAAACCTTCAGATTTCCTAAATACTTTTGACAAAACAATTACAGCAGTCTCAAGACAGTTTAAAGTTCCGCAAAAGAAACTGATGGACTATTTTGAGAATGAAGTATTAACAGTAATGTAAAGAGAAATCTAATGAAACTTATTGCAGAACAGATACAAGAAGTAGAATACATCGTTGAAGAAAAAGACGGTGGTAAAGATATGAAGATTCGTGGAATTTTCATGCAGGCAGACCAGAAGAATAGAAATGGTCGTGTCTATCCATTTAGTGTCCTCAATAAAGAGGTTACTAGATATAATAAAGAATTTGTTGCTGAAGGTCGTGCATTCGGGGAACTGGGACATCCAGAAGGCCCCACTGTCAATCTTGACAGGGTATCGCACATGATTACCAAACTGGAAGCTGATGGGAAGAACTTCGTTGGTGAGGCAAAACTGCTCTCTACTCCAATGGGGGAAATTGCGAAAGCACTAATCAAAGATGGAGGTAAACTCGGTGTCTCTTCAAGAGGTATGGGTTCTATCGAATCTAGGAGTGGTGCAAATTATGTGAAAGATGATTTTTATCTTGCCACTGCGGCAGATATTGTTGCAGACCCTTCTGCACCTCAAGCCTTCGTTGAAGGTATTATGGAAGGTAAAGAATGGGTATGGGACAACGGAATCTTGAAAGAAGTAGAGATTCAGAGAATCAAGGATGAGATTAATGAGGGTGTAAGACAAAGAAACAGTAAGGTTTCCGCACTTGCATTCGCAAAATTCTTGTCAAAACTTTAATCATTATAAATATGTTAAGATAACAACTCAAGGAGAAAATCCCAATGTCAGAACTAGACAAGACAATTGAGGAACTGGAGGCGGAAGTTCAGGCCGAGCTTGAAGAAGCAAAGCAACCAACTGACGGCGCCGACAAAGGTGACTCTATGGAAAAAGTGAAGGGTGAAGTTCAAGACCTTGGCAAAGCTGTTGTATCCCCAGATGAGAAGAAAGGTGCTGATGCTGCGAAAGCAACAAAACAGACAAAAGATGCTCAGAATAAGGGTGCGAAAGACGCCGGTGGTGATGACGAACCTACTAAAGTAAAAGAACCTCTTGCTGCTGGTCATGAAGTTGACCATGACGGTGAAGAACTTGAAGAAGCTCGTATGACTAAGGAAATGATGAAAGCTGAAATGCAGAAGAAGATGGAGAGTATGAAAGCTCAAGACCTTAAAGCTGCATATGAAGCAATGTGTAACGGTGAAAGTTACGGTGCTGAGGAAGAAGAGTCAGTTGACGAATCTACTCTTGAAGACCGTCTTGCTTCCGTTGACGTTTCTGAAGACGTAACTGCTCTTACTGAAGGTGAAGAACTTTCTGAAGAATTTCAAGAAAAGGCTGCAACCATTTTTGAGGCTGCGGTTAAATCTAAACTTCGTTCTGAAGTCGCAAGAATTGAATCTGAAAAGACTCAAGAAGTTGCAGAAGAAATCAACAGAGTGCGTGATGAGTTGACTGAAAAAGTTGACGCATACATGAACTACGTTGTAGAAGAGTGGATGAAGGAAAATGAACTTGCAATTGAGCGTGGTCTCAAGGGTGAGATTGCAGAAGACTTCATCACAGGACTTAAATCTCTCTTTGAAGAACATTACATTGATGTTCCCGATGAGAAATACGACATTCTAGAGGCGCAATCTGAAAAGATTGACGAACTAGAGTCTAAGATTAACGAACAAATTGAGAAGTCTGCTTCTTTGAAAAAAGAAAATGACATGCTGGTTCGTGAATCTGTGTTTGCAAAAGTATCTTCTGACCTCGCTGATACAGAGGTAGAGAAGTTTAAATCTCTTGCAGAAGACGTTGACTATTCTGATGAGGCATCCTTTGAAGAAAAACTCAACACGCTTAAGGAAAGTTATTTCCCTAAGTCAACCACTATCGCTGAATCTGTAGACTCTGAAACTGATGGTTCAGATGCCTTCGATACAACTGGTGCAATGGCCGCTTACATGGCTGCTATCAGTAAAAATGTAAAGCGAGCTAAATAATCCAAAATGAAAATTGCGGATTGTATAAATATTGTTATAAAAAGAAACTCAATTAAGGAGAAATGAAAATGTTTCAAACAGAACATTTACAGGAAAAGTGGTCGCCAGTCCTTGAGCATAATGATTTGCCTGAAATCAAAGATGCTTATCGTAAGGCTGTAACCACGGTTATCCTCGAAAACCAAGAAAAAGCACTTCGTGAGGACTCTGCGTTCTTGTCAGAAGCTGCACCTACTAACTCAGGACATGGCCCTGCCGGTGCTAACGTAGACGGCTGGGATCCAATTCTGATTTCACTGGTCAGACGTGCAATGCCTAATCTTATTGCATATGACGTTGCTGGTGTTCAACCAATGACAGGCCCAACTGGACTTATCTTTGCGATGCGTTCACGTTATACTAACCAAACTAGTGGAGAATCGTTCTACAATGAAGCTGACACAGACTTCAGTGGAACAGGAACACAAGCAGGAACTAACCCTGCCGTTCTTAACGATGCAACTCCAGGCACTTACACAACTGGTGCTGGTATGACAACTGCTGCTGCAGAAGCACTTGGTGATTCTGCTGGTAACTCTTTCGCAGAAATGGCATTCTCAATCGAGAAACAAACCGTTACTGCAAAGTCTCGTGCCCTTAAAGCAGAATACACAATGGAACTTGCACAAGACCTTAAAGCAATTCATGGTCTTGACGCAGAGACAGAACTTGCAAACATCCTGTCTGCTGAAATCCTTGCTGAAATCAACCGTGAAGTGATTAGAACAATCTACACTGTTGCGAAGCCAGGTGCTCAGGCGGATACTGCTACTGCTGGTATCTTCGACATGGACGTTGACTCAAATGGTCGTTGGTCAGTTGAGAAGTTCAAAGGTCTGATGTTCCAAGTTGAACGTGATGCTAACGCAATCGCACAACAGACTCGTAGAGGAAAAGGTAACATGATTATCTGTTCTTCTGATGTTGCTTCTGCACTTCAGATGGCTGGTGTTCTTGATACATCCCCTGCTCTTAACAACAATCTTAACGTTGACGATGCTGGTAATACATTTGCTGGTGTTCTTAACGGACGTTACAAAGTGTATATTGACCCATATGCTGGTAATGGTGCTGCGAAGCAGTATTACACAGTTGGTTATAAGGGAACTTCTCCTTATGATGCTGGTCTTTTCTACTGCCCATACGTTCCACTTCAGATGGTTCGTGCGGTTGGTGAAAACACTTTCCAACCTAAGATTGGATTCAAAACACGTTATGGTCTGACTGCAAATCCATTTGCAGAAGGAACAAATGCTGCTTTGGGTGCATTGAATGCCAATGCAAACCAATACTACAGACGTGTTCAAGTTACAAACATCATGTAACATAATAAGAGTTAGTCTAACTAACCGATTTAAGGGGGGTCTTCGGACTCCCCTTTTTTTATGTGCGTTATAAATAGTTGTATAAAGGAAGACAATTATGGCACTTGCAGATAACATTTTAAGTAGACAACCAGACAACTTCGACTTTGCTAGACCAACACAGTTTAGGTTTGATATGTTGAAGATTCCGAATACTCAGTATCATGTTACTGAGGCAAATCTGCCTGGCATTGCGTTTGGGGGAGATGCAGTTCTAAATTCACGTTATACTTCCATG